GTCGTTTTTAACTCTTTTTACAATCAGAAAAAGGGTAAAATGGAGTCGGGCGATCGGACCGACACTTACTCCGAACAGGAGCAACTCTCGTACAGCTCGTACGAAGAGGCTTGGGTGGCCACCCAAGATTTAAGTTTCGAAGAACTCGAAGCTATGACCATGGAAGAATCCATGTTTTCGGTCGACTTGACCGAAGCAACATATCGTATACCATACGATGTGATCGATGAACAAAACAAGTTCATTGGAGAAGTCCTATCCGACTTCAAACCATGGCAGGTCTTTGAAGACCTGTTTACTACTAACGAGCGGTTAGTAGATATGTCCGAGCTTATCCGCAAGGACTACTGGCAAGGGCCAGAATATGTTCTCTCAAGCCGAGGAACATTTATGGGCGACGGAATGTCGTTCATCCACTTGACGCTCTTACTGAGCGGCATTACAAGGTCAGTGTTTTCTGGCCTAAAGATCAAGAGGCCTCTTGGTCAATCAGTAGGAGATGATATGCTCCTACTTGGGACAAATGTACGTCATTGTCTCCAGTTCTGCTGGCAAGCAGAACGATTAGGTTGCAAATTTAGCAAACTAAACTCCATATCGGAGGATTCCGCAACATTTTGCGAAAACTATGTCGCTAGAGTCAGCGACCTAGAAAACTATCAGGATCTCGATAGTTTTAAGGAATCCATTTTCGGAGACCTTTTATTCCTTGATATTATCAAAGGAAGTGCCTTGAGCGGACAGTCCAAGGTTTGCGCAGATGGGGGAGACCCCTTTCTGGGACATGCTACCCTGCTCGGGAAGCAAGTGAAGTGGCATCCGCTCACTTCAGTGAAGACTCGGTCTAAAGTCTTCCTCTGGGCGCGTAATTTCGCGTCCGCCAAAAAGCTGTCTAGCTCGATGGCTTCTCTTCCCATAGTTTTGGGAGGATTAGAGTTGGCGATTGGCCAAACTCTACTGTACAGTGATGTACGGTTTAAGGAACAGATGCTTCCTTGGTACGAAAGGATTCTTTCGTTAAACGAGAGAGATTTTCTCGAGTTCTACCTCTTGCTTAGAGGTATCTACGTGGCAAACCCGAAAGGAATACCATGGGCGAACGACGTACAAGTCGTTCGAGAAGTGACACAGACGTGCACTTTACATGACGAAATCGACGTCATGAAGATGCTTCCTGAATGGATGCATCGAAAATCGATGAGTGTCAAATTGGCATACATCGAGAAGGAGATCAGAATGGTCTCCTTTCACCATCTCGTAAATGAGCTGGCAAGGCAAGATAGCTTTCTTGCCCAATGGAACGGTGTCAAAGCACACACGTTCATGACTCTCTTGTCTAGAGATTCAAACCGCAGATCCAATCAGGTCTGGGGTATCATCAAGCGTAAGCTTGATCCAATGGAACCAAACCGGTTCCAGAGCAGGAACATGAAGTCCCTGGAGAGCCTATTCCAGGCTCGTACGTGGGGACTGTATGTCTCCCGCGATGATCCCGCTAT